GGCACACCGGCGGGCGGGGGGCCCTCCCCTGCCCCGCCGGAATAAAGAGTGGAGGAATGATGATGACTAAAATATATCTGGCTTATGGCAGCAATTTGAATATTGAACAGATGGCAATGCGGTGCCCGACCGCGCGGGTATTGGGACCGGCGAAGCTCAGGGGATACAAAGCAACCTTTCGGGGGATGGATGGCGGCGCAGTGATGAATATTGAACCGGACGTCGCTGGAGTAGTGCCGGTGCTGCTCTGGGAGATTGAGCCAGCCGACGAGGTGGCGCTGGACCGTTATGAAGGATTTCCGCGCCTTTATCGTAAGGAAATCGTGACAGTCACCTTTAATGGTGAGCGGGTCAAGGCGATGGTGTATGTTATGAACGAGGGGCCGCCGCTTGGTACGCCAGGCAACAAATATTACTATATCATCCAGCAAGGTTACCAGGAGGCCGGGTTTGATATCGGCATTCTCCACCGGGCGATAAAGGAATCGGCTTTCCCGGAACAAGAGCCGCGATACAAGCCGAATTTTAACTTTAGGTGGTGATAATAATGCGAGTAATGATGAATGACAGAGTATATTGCGGATCGCCGGAAGCGGTGGTCGATGCAATGTGGAATGAGTGCTTTCACCGGGACACGCTGAATCACATCGAGGAATACATCGCGTATGTGGCCGGTAACGTATTCAAATTCGCTGGGTTCGGCATTGATATTAACGCCCGGACAATAGAAGAGAAAAGCCGGCGATTGCTGGATGGATTGGTGGCGGCAGGTATTGCGAGTAAAATGGAGAATTAGAGAGAAATAGTGCGAAAAATAGAGAAATTTCTTCATTTCCTGTGCTTTCAGAGCTAACATGAACACAACAAAGCACAGGAGGCTAAAACGATGAAATACGCTAAAGGAACCCTTCTTACACTGAAAGGCAGTAAACAGAACTATAGGCTAGTTGGCAAATGGCATAACGCCTGGGTATTGGCTTCTGAAGACCCTCGGGATACCGAGATAGTGATGTATACCGAGAACGAAATCGAGGAGGAAATCGAAGCAGGCCGGATCACAGTTATATAATAGTAGGAAAGTATAGCAAGAAGCCGTAAAGGGCTTCTTTTTTTATGGGCGAAAAGGAGGGAGCGACCGATATGGCAGACGAGTGGGGGCGCTTGATTGGTGGAAAAAAATGTATTTCCACCTCAGATCTATGTGAATTATTGGGCATGGATAAATCCACCCTGACCTACTGGGTCCGGGACGGATGCCCCAAAGAAGAACACGGCTGGTGGTGCCTCAAAGATATTCTGCGCTGGCGGGGGCTGGTAGGGAGCGGCATCCGTACCGAGGGTCAGGCGGACGCCGTAGCGCTGAAGGAGCAAAAGCTAAAAGCAGACACCGATTTAAAGAAGCTGGCTGCCGCCTCGGCCGCTATCAAGCTCGGGGAGCTAAAGGGCAAATATGTCAGTGCGGAAGAAACCACCGACACCTTGCAGCGATTTTTCATTGTCCTGAAACGTTCGCTCCTGACACTGGGCCGGCGGGTATCGGTGGAAGTGGCCTCGCATGTGGATGCGGTAACTGCGAGGAGGATAGAAAGAATGGTCAATGAGGTAATAACCGATGGGCTCGAACAAATCAGCATTGACGGAGTCCACACTCCGCCGCGCCGGTCAAAGAAAAAGAAAACCTCTTGAGTGGCCGGCGTGGCTGAAAGATGCCATCGCCATACTGAAACCGCCGGACCTCCTAACCGTAACCGAGTGGTCGGATCGCTACCGGATTTTAGATGAAAAAACAGCCGCCGTGCCCGGTAGATGGCAAACCAGCCGCACACCGTACCTGCAGGAAATTATGGATGCGTTCACCCATCCAGATATCGAAGAAATTATCTTTTGCAAGGCGTCCCAGATCGGAGGCACTGAGGCGCTCCTAAACATTCTCGCCTATATCGTCGCTCAGGACCCCAGTCCGACGCTTCTGGTTTATCCGACTCTGGAACTGGCCGAGTTCGCCAGTTCCAACCGCATCCAGCCCATGGTTACGCTGATACCGGAAACCGATGTACGCTATAACAGCAAAGATTCGAAAACGCTGGAACTGCAATTTGACGGCATGTACCTGGCGCTGTCCGGGGCTAACTCGCCGGCGTCGTTGTCGTCACGGCCCATCCGATACCTGCTCCTTGATGAGGTGGACAAATATCCGGCGAACGCCGGAAAGGAAGCCGACCCGATCAGCCTGGCGCGGGAGCGAACCAAGACCTTCCATAACAAAACAATTGTCCTGATATCCACCCCGACCATTCAGACGGGGGCTATCTGGCAAGCCTTCGAGAGCGCCGACGAACGGCGCTATTTTTATGTGCCTTGCCCGCATTGCGGCAAACATCAGATATTGAAGATGAGCAACGTCCGCTGGCCCAAAGAAATGCGGGACCCGGCCCAGGTCAGGGAGGCGGCGTGGTATGTCTGCGAGCATTGCCAGGAAGTTATCCGGGACCATCACAAGCAGGATATGCTGCGCGGCGGCCGCTGGATATCCGACAACACTACGGGGCGCGTTTCCCGCCGGGTGGCCTTTCACCTTTCTAGCATCTACTCGCCCTGGCTCACCTTTGGCGATATTGCCGCCGAGTTTCTAAAATCAAAGACATTTCCTTTTCTTCTCCAAAACTTTGTCAACTCCTGGCTGGCGGAACCCTGGAAAACCGAAGCCAAACGCCACAACTCCAACCTCATTCTGGCTAGACGCGCCGCCTATCCAAAAGGCAGAGTCCATCAGGACGCCCAATTGCTTGTGGCTGGCGTCGATGTGCAGCTGAACCACTTCTGGTGGGGGGTAAGGGCGTGGGGGCCTGACCTGACCTCATGGCTGGTGGATTACGGACGCACAGAAACCTGGGCGAACATTGAAAATATCTTGCGGCGTCCCTATCCGACAAACGAAACTGGCGAGGTTGCTTACATTGCCAAAGCCTGCATTGACTCGGGGTACAACACAGACGAGGTCTATAAGTTTTGTGCCTATAACCAAGACATCTGTGTGCCGACCAAGGGGTCCTCCCGACCGCTTCGGTCGCGCTATGTACAGACCAAGATTGAAAAGGATATGGCCTTGGGTCTCATCCTGTACATCTTCGATCCCAACCAGTTCAAGGATTTTATTACCGGCCGGCTGGCCCATGAGGTCAATATGCCCGGCGCCTGGATGGTGCCCGAGGATATCGACCGGTTGTATGCTGATCAAATCGTGTCCGAGCAGCGGATTGAGAAAAAAAGCAAAGCTGGTGTTATCAGCTATGAATGGGCGAAGGTCAGCACCCATGCCCAGAACCATCTTCTCGACGTGGAGGTAAACTGTGCCTTGGCCGCCGAGATTTGCGGTGCCAGGTATTTGCAAAAGCCGGTGATCATCCGGCCCTCGCCGGCACAGCCCAACATAAGCGGCAACAAGTGGCTGGGAAATACGAGCAACTGGATGAAGCGGTAAGCGGGCGGCCTTGTGGTCGTCCTTCATTAATTTTAGGTGGTGAGCGAGTATGAGTATTGTCCGGGATCTTTTATCGCAGGTGGAAACGGCAATAGCCGCTTTGATTAGCGGAGCAGAAGAAATGCAGATTAGTGGCCGAAAATACCGCAAAACGGATCTGGAAAAACTCCGGGTCATGCGTAAAAGCCTACAGGAAGAGCTTTTTTATGAGCAGTTGGCGGTTGGCTGCACTCGCGCCTATGCGGCCTGGCCATTACGCAAAGGGGGGATTCCCCCTTGGGATTAGGCCAATCGATTGACCGGCTTGTAAGCTGGATATCCCCGAAAGCAGCCTTTGAACGGCAAGCGTATCGTGATGCGCTAGAGATTAAGCAGAAGCAGCAAGTAATGAGCCGGAACTACGACGCCGGCATGCTGGGCCACTTCAACAGCCGGGCCAATGCCGCCTGGGGCAGCGCTGAGCTGGTGGATAAGCCCTACCGCCAGCGGCTGCTTTTGATTGCCCGCGATCTGGAAAGAAACAACGACATTGCTAAATCGATTATTAATCCGTTTGAGCGCAATGTCGTTGGCCTTGGCATTAACGTCCAGGCCAAGACCGGCGACGATGCCTTAAATCAGGAACTGGAAGAGGTGTGGAACGAATGGTGTGAACAGGAAAATTGCGATGTAATGGGCCAGCTTACCTTTACGGAAATGCAGAGGATGAATCTGAGGCGCATGATCGTCGACGGGGATATTGTCGCGGTCAAAATCCATGACCCGAGCGCCCCGTTTATCCCGTTTCGACTGCAACTGATTGAGGCGGATATGTTTGACACTACCCTGTTTGAAAACAGCGAAAACGGCAATCGGATTTACTCGGGTGTGGAGGTGGATTCCATGCTGCGCCCCGTGGCTTACTGGTTCCAGCAGTCGACGCTGGACCACTATCTGTATAATCTCCAGTCCCTTAGAATTCCGGCCGAGCAGGTGCTGCACCTGTTTACCAAGCAGCGGGTTACCCAGATACGTGGTATGTCGCTGCTGGCATCCAGTATTGAGGCCATTCAGGACATCGGTGATTACCTGGAGGCCGAGCGGGTCAAGGCGCGGATATCCGCCTGTTTTGCCGCCTATGTTGAGACTACCCCCCAAGGCGTCGCCGGCCGGCTCGGTCAGATGCCGCAGGATCACCAACGGCACCGCCGGAATTACCTGGAACCCGGCATCATTGAGTATCTGCTGCCTGGCGAAAAAATGGACGTGGCCAGCCCGTCGGGGATTAACAGCAATACCCGTGATTTCGTCCAGACGAATTATCGTATCTCCTCGGCTGGCCAGGGCCTTTCCTATGAGGCAACCAGCCGCGATGTATCGCAGGTGAACTATTCGTCCGCTCGGCATAGCGCTCTGGAAGACAGAAGGACGTATCAGCCGGTGCAGCAGTGGCTCATCAACCATTTTTCCCGTGCGGTATATAAAGAAGTTATTACTGCCGCCGTACTGTGCGGCCGTCTGAAGATCCCGGACTTTTTTACTAACCAGCGGAAATACCTGAAGCACAAATGGCTGCCACCGGGTTGGGATTGGGTGGACCCCCTAAAAGATGTGCAAGCCAGTAAATTAGAATATGCCATGGGGCTGACAACGCTGGAACAGCTTTGTGCCGAACAGGGCAAGGATTACAAGGATATCATTGAGCAGCAGGCCAGGGAACGGGTGCTCTTAAAAGAAAAGGGGATCAACATTGACGCCGCCACCGGCGTGGTGAAGGTCACTGAGAAGGAGGAAGACAATGGCGAACAGGATAGGGAATAAGAAACGGAGCAGGCTGGATAAGACGTTTTACCGTGAGGCGGTGATTGAACCGGCCAATATCGACACCAAGAACCGGATTGTACCGGTATCCTTTTCCAGCGACCAGCCGGTACAACGTTACTGGTGGGATGGGGAGGGCTATAACGAAATACTGGGGCATGCTCAAGGCAACACTGATTTAACTCGTTTGGGGGATATCGGCGTTGCCTTATTTAATCATGACCCTGCTCAGCCCATCGGAAAAGTGCTTACCCCAATGATTGACAGCAAAGCGATGAGAGGTACGGCAGCGATCCGGTTTGATGCTGATGAGGCCAGCGATGTGATCTATCAAAAGGTCTTAAGTGGCACCTTAAAAGGCGTATCGGTTGGCTATCGGGTGACCGATTGGGAGACGGTGAAGGAGGGCGAGACTTCGGCAGATGGCCTGTATCAAGGACCCTGCGAAATTGCCCGTAGCTGGGAGCCATTTGAGATCAGTATCGTGAGTGTACCGGCAGATGCCACTGTGGGCGTTGGACGCAGTATGGACGACCTGCAGCAACTAATTCAAAAAGCTGTTGCTGCCGTCCTTACCAAGCGGCAAAAGGCACTGGTGCCGTTTCGGGCTGACGAAGACGAGGATGATAATGAAGACCTGGATGAGGAGTTGGAGGAAGACGAGGACCTGGATGAAGACGAGGGGCGGGACGACGAGGAAGACCGAGATGTTGACGATGATCAGGATGATGAATTGTTAGATGAAGAGGACGCCGAGGAAACCACGGAAGATACGGAGGACCTGCACCTGGAGTGCGATTATTTGGCAGGCGACGAGTGCAGCCAAGGAAAATGCCCGGTGGATGGCAGCAACAACTGCTGCCTGAATTGCGAGGAACAAGGGACGTGTGAAGATGCGTGCCAACCGAAAACGGAGGTATTGAGAAATATGAAGAAAAATAACGCTGGCCGTTCCAACGCCGCCTTGCAGGTAGTGCGCAAGCAAGCCGCCAAGGCAGAACGGGTGCGGGTTATGGAAATCCGGGCCATGTTCCGTTCGTTCCGGGAACAAACCGGGCTGAAAGAAGATACTTTCATTGATAATGGTGTAAGCGTGGAAAAGGCGCGCAAGGCCCTCATGACGGATATTGCCAAACGCAAGGCAGCACCTGTGATTCAGACGCCGGAGATTCGGGTTATTGCCGATGATGAAGATAAATTTCGGGCAGCCGCTATTGATGCTTTAGTTTGGCGGTCGGGATTAAAAGTTGCTAAACCTGCACCAGGGTTTGAATCCTTACGTTGTGTGAATATGGTTGATTTAGGTCGTCTCGTATATGAACGGAGTACCGGTAAGCGGTTTGACTCATTTGATCGGGACTTGTTGGTCCGCGAAATGGTGCAGTCTTCTGTAATATCCAACATCCTGCAAAATGTTGCCGATAAAGCCATGCAAAATGCTTATCAGCTTACGCCTGTTACCTATCCAATGTGGACTAAGCATGGCGTTTTAAACGACTATAAGCCGGCACTTCGAGCGCAGCTTTCGGAAGTACCTTTGCTTGAAAATGTCGGGAAAGGAGCGGAATACAAACTCATTACCCTGACAGACGCAGGGGAATGGATTCAACTTTCTAAACGCGGTAATTTGTTCACTATCACCCGCGAGGATATCTTAAATGACGATATGCATGCTCTGGTGGATTTCCCAGCTCGCTGGGCTACTGCGGCCCGAATGACTATCAATCAGGATGTATACCAGACGTTGACTGCCAATCCGAAAATGGGGTATGACAGTACACCTATTTTTGACCCAACCCACAATAATATAGCAACGACTTTGAAAAAGGCACCTTCTAAAGATTCACTTCAAGCCGCTATTCAGGCGATGATGCTGCAGACCGGTTTAAAAACGGCGACGCCACTCAATATCCGGCCCAAGTTTATGCTAACTCCTGTGGCATTGATGTTTGCATCAAAGCAACTCCTACAATCTGCCGCTGATCCGGCCGCGCCAAATGCCGGAGCAGTCAATGTCCTGCATGACATTGTGACCATGATTACCGATCCACTTCTTGATGTGGTTAATCCCTCGGCTTGGTATCTGGCTGCTGATCCAGCGATTACCGATACAATCGAGGTAGCCTTCTTAAATGGACAGGATACGCCATATATTGAGCAGCAAAGTGGTTTCCAGGTAGACGGTTTTACCTATAAAATCCGCATCGAGTATGGTGTCAAGGCGCTTGATTGGCGCGGACTGTATATGAATCCCGGTAAATAAATAGAAAAAGCGAGGTAATGCGCACATGACTCCGCAATTTGTTTTTACCCAGCGAGGTGATATTATTGATTTCACCAATACCACGGACAATCCAATTCTTCCAGGCAATCCGGTGCCCTTGGCCGGCGCCTTCGGTATTGCAACCGGCGACGGGATTGCTCCTGGTGCGATCGGCCCGGTCGTCTTGCGCGGCGTTTTCCTGGGGCCGGCCAATCCGGCGGTCGCATACGGACAAGGCGACAAGCTATACTGGGATCCGGTCAATCACTGGCTCACCAATAATGCGACCGACACCGTCTACGCCGGTTATGCCGTGCAGGCCAAAAGCACCGGCACCGGCAGCGGCTATGTAAAGCTGCATTTCTAAAAGCAAAGGGCCGGATAGGCCCTTTACTCTTTGTAAGGAGGGCAACCTATGGCGGTTTATGAATCCGCTGTCTGGCCCGGCCTTTGCACTCTCTGACCACGCCAACCAAATATTTGAATGCTATTTAAGCCACCAGTATAGTCCGTATAGAATCATAAGCCACAGCATGACAATTATGTATGCCGTTATCCAAATTTTTGGTTTCGTGGCCGGAGGGTTGTTTCTTGCTTTCTCACGACAAACTGCAAATAGATTCGTTGGTATCATCTTAATTACCAGGGCGATCCCTAATGGTAGAAGAATCACATCATCCACATAGCCTAAAATGGGAACAAAGTCTGGGATTAAGTCTATTGGGCTTAATGCGTAACCAACAACAATGGCGGCAAAAACCTTGGCATACAATGGCGTTTCAGGATGCTTCATTACAAAGTACATGGCTATTACTTCGTTTTTGAGCTTACGTGCCCATTGTTTAAGGCGCTGATCAAGCGTCAATTCAGGCTCCTTAGCTTTTTCTTGCACCATATATCGAAACCTCCGTAGTTGTTTAACTGTAATTGTTACATATTAGACGGAAGGTTTCAATAGTTTTAAGCTCTGTGACGCAATGCAAATAGAACTAAACACAAAAGGCCGGATAGGCCCTTATTTATTTTTATAAGGAGGTGAGCCAACTATGGCGGTTTATGAAGCCAGTGTGCTGGCCTGCCGGACACCGCTCCGAAAGCTGATTACGGCAGCCTTCACCGGCGCGCTTGAAGATACGCTGGTTTTTTCGCAGGCCATGACGCGGTTTGTGGCTCACAATATCGGCACCGAAGCCTTAACCTTTATGATTAACGGAGACCCGGATCTGACGGATACCTTAGCGGCGGGAGAAGCAATTGACGATGAATTCTCGGAATTTGACCATGTGATCCTAAGCGGCACCGTCGGCTCCGCCTATAAAGTGAGGGTGGGGTAAATGTCGATTAAAGATCAAATCTCTAGGGACAACACCATCTTTTTGGACCTGGACGCTTTTGCCGAACTCATCCTCTATAACGGTAAACAGATTCCGGCGGTTGTCACCCTGGGCGACTCGGCCATGCGCGGCAATACGTTTGAAAACAAAGGAAGCTCCTCCGTGGCAACGCTCCAAATTCCGGCCAGCGACGTACCACCTGATACCGGCGATCAAGTCATCTATCAGTCAGCTACCTGGGAAGTTACGCATATTCTTGAATCCGACAGTGCCATGCACCTGTTGCAAATGATTTGCCAAGCGAGTCCCTGGTCATGATGAATGTCGATTTTCTGATGATCGACGGCGCGACGCCGTGGCTGGAGTACATGGCGGAAACCAAGCCGGACTGGCTGCGAAAAGCCTTAAAATCCTTTGGCTGGTATTCCCAACAGCAGATTAAAGCCGGAATTAAAAGCAAAGCGCCCGGCGGTCGGGCATATGCCGAATTTATGCCGCCCGATATGCGGGCCAGACTGGAAACTGCGTTCGGGAATAGTCCCAAGAAGCGTTACAGTCCGTTGGGCAAGCTCGTGAACGCGGTGGGCTATGAGTACATCGCGGGCAAGCAGATTGTGCGCATCGGCTGGCTGTCGGACTCTGCGGTACGGCTGGGGGAAAACATCGAGCAAGGGTTTAGCAAGACGGTTACCGACAAAATGCGCCGCTATTTTTGGGCCGCCGGCGTGTCGCTGTCCTCCAAGTCGGAGATCAGCGTTGCCGCCCGACATACCTTCGGGCCAATGCAGGCTATTTTGGCTCCCAAGGCAGCGGCGCATATCGAGGATAAAATCCTGGAGTACGCCAGAGCTGGTGCGCCGCCAACGTGGAAGAAAACCAGAAAATACCGAGTAAGGGGCTAATGCAATGTTTCCGACAATACCCATAACCGATTTCACACGGAAATGGCGAGACGCTATCGCTGGTAGCGCCGTCATTTCCGCTTTTTGTATAGAAAAGTATCACAAGCCGCTGTCCCTATACGTGGGGATCGACGGCAAAAAGCCGCCGACCGATAAAAACTGTCCGCTGGTGATTGTGTTCCCCGGCGGCAAAGTGGAAGGTGGCGGCGAGGAGGAATGTCGCTATACCGGCAGCATCGGCTGGTCCATCATCCAGCCCCAGGTTATCCAGCAGAACGGGATTACCGAAAACACCGGCTTGTATGAGGCCGATGAGCTGGGGCAGTTCCTGCTGGCGACCATCGCCGAAATCAACCCCTCCTATCCGGTGACGCGGGTGGAGTATTCCTTCGAGAGTAACGACTTTTTTCCCCAGTTTCCCGGACGGATGGACGTTACCATCCAGGTTCCGGTACGGATGGGGACGCAAATTACCTACTAGAGAGGGGGAAGAAAATATGGTTCAGGCCCAAGGCTACCGAGGGCGGCTGGCACTGGCCTATGAAACGGCCTATGGTGTTACACCGCCCAGCCCCAGCGGCTTTGTCCTGCCAATCACCAGTTCAAAAATTGTGGCCAAACAGTCGCTGATCGAGGATAAAACCATTCGCGGCATCCGCGATGTGGCCCCGCCGGGACTGGGCAATATCGATGTCCAGGGGCCGGTTGCGGTTCCCATTGATGAAATCAACATTGGCTATTGGCTGAAAGGATTATTTGGCAGCCCGGATACAACCGATAGTGGTACAGCGCCATATACACACACCTTTAAGCCAGGCTTTTCGCAGCCCAGCCTATGCCTGGAACAGCAGTTCCCGGATATTGGACAATATTTTTTATACAACGGCTGCAAAGTGTCTAAGCTCAGCGTGGGTTTTGAGGTGAGCAACCAGGATTTGCAGGCGACCATTGATATTATGGGAGGCAAAGAGACGCTGGCAACGGCGTCTTTTTTAGTCGAACCCATCACACGGCCCATGACGAAATTCGGGGCCTTCATGGCGTCGATCTTAGACGACGGCCAGCTTTTAGCCAATGTGACCAAGGTGGAACTGACTGTCGATACCGGCCTGGATGGCAGCGTCTATACGCTGGGGGGCGGCGGTTTTCGAGGCTCACTGCCGGAAGGAATGCTGGCCGTGACCGGCACGGTAACCGCCATTTTTGATTCAATGGCGCTCCTAAATAAAGCGGTCGCCGGGGCGACCTCTTCCATAGAACTCAATCTCCGCAATCCCTTGAGCGGCAGCAGCCTGAACATTTTGCTGCCGGAGATCATCTACGAGCGGACTTCACCTGGTATTGACGGGCCGAAGGGGGTTTCCATTTCCCTGCCGTTTCGGGCGTTCTACAACACCAACGCCAGCGGCGTGTCCATTGTGGCCACGCTGACAAACTCAGAACCAACCTATTAAGGAGGATGTATGTATGTCTAAGATTAATTTGCCTGCAGCCCGCAGCTTAAACCGGCGGGAGCGGAAAGCACTGAAAGCTGCCGGAGCCGACCCGCAGTTTCGCCCGGATGGTGCGACCATCGCCGAACTGAATGACCGGATCGTCGAGTTTATCTCGAAAGAAATTTACCACATTGACGGCCCGGAATACGACGAAGTGCCGTACGCTGACTTTATTACGCTGGCCGACAAAACCTACCGTCTGACCTATGCACTGGCTGATGACGTAAAAAACTCGTAAGCGTCTGGCAGTGGCACGCTGACGGACGCGCTGACTATTGCAAGGAATGCGCGCTCTTGAAGAAAAACACCGATTGCGGCACCTGCGAAGGCCGGCAGCCGGCGGTATACGAAGTCAACCGGCCGGCCTGGATCCTGTGGACCCTGGTGTCCACGCAGTGGCGGGTGGGAATGAGCGGTCCTGTGGGGCTTGACTATGGGGCGATTGAACAACTGGCCCGGCTGTATGAAATTAACTTGACGCCGGGAGTGATGGCCAAGCTTCGGGCGCTGGAGGCCTTGGTCTTAAAAAAGGCTTTGGAAAATTCCAGCGGGAAGGGGCGGTAGCATGGCGGCAAGCAACATTGTACAAATCATTATCCAGGCAATGGATTCCGCCTCCACTGTGTTTAAAAGCATTGGCGACAACTCAGGGCGGATGGGAGACAGCGTCAGTACCGCCATGGACAAGTCGACCAAAGATATTGCCAAGGCCCAGGCGGCGGTCATCGGTCTTAAGGACAACATGATCAGTTCCATCGGCAGCATCAAAGGCTTGATTGCCAATTTTGGTATGGTGGGCATTGGCGCTTCCATTGTATCTGCCGCCCAAAGCTGGTCGGACGCGGTATTTAATCTGCGCAGAGTGATCGGCGGTACGGCGGAAGATGCCAGTAAGCTGTTGGCTATCGGCAAATATGCCGGCGTGGGCATTGATGAAGCTGCCGGCTATTTTGCCAAGCTAGGCAAAGCGATATCAGCCGCTAAGGACCAAATGCAAAAGGCGGCTGCTGAGGGCAAGCGATCTGACGATATGTTTTCGCGCCTGGGGCTGTCGTTTGAGCAAGTTAACAACAAAAACGTTAGCGAGGTCTTTACGCTAGTAGCCGAAAAAATGCGGAACATGGCTGACGGAGCCGACAAGGACCGTGTCGCCATGGAACTGTTTGGCGAGACGGGCCTGAAGGTCGCCGGCATGCTCAGTATGTCCCGGCAAGAGATAGAGGCGGTTACGGAAAAGGCCAGAGAGAGCGGCCTGATTGTTGGCAATGAGACGGTGGATGGTTGGCGCAAGCTGACGCGGGAAATGAAGTCGGTCATCGGCATCGGTACAACGCTTGCCATTCAAATCGGCAACTCCTTGCTGCCGGTACTGCAGGAAAAGGTGAGCACCTTAAAGGCCATAAGCGACCGCTATCGCGTCTTATCGCCCGAAATGCAAAGAGCTATTGGCCTTACCATAATCGCTACCGGCGAATTTAGCGCTTATCTCATTGGGGCTAAGGCCATCGCCGCGTTTGCTCCCGCCTTCGGCGCGTCCCTATTGGGGCCATGGGGTGTTGCCATAGCCGCCATCGGTCTGGCGATCAAGGGCGCCATGGATTACTTTAGCCTACAAAACAAGGTGGCAAGCTATAATCCTAAAGCGGTCGTGAAAAAGATCAACGGGCAGTATTACAAGGAAGTCGAATCGGAATCACCGTCTAACTTCTTTGGCATGACCTTTAAGGGCACTCGCCTGCAGCCGCTTTCGGACGGCGAACTCGAAGAGCAGAAAAAATACGAGCTTGATCCAGCCCAGTATAATGCGCAGAAGCTCCTTGACGATCTGAACAAGCTGAAGGAGCAGCCGACCGTTTTGGCTCCCCCCTATATTGACACCAGCGCCGCTGCCCAGGCCGCCGAATTGGCCGCCGAAAAACTGGAACGGGCCAACTCGCAGGGCCAGCAGCTCATGACCGATTTGGAGCGCCGGATTGCGGAAAATAGCGGCACTACCTATGATACCGGCATGGCTAAGATTACGGCAGAAGTCACCCGCATGCAAAATCAGGTGGCGCAGATTGCCAGTGCCGGTGGCGATACCTCGGGCCTGGCAGAAAAAATTACTCTCTACCAGGAGAAGGCCGCCTGCAAGGTTCGTGAGGTATGGCAGCAGGCGTGGACCGATATTAAGAATCAAACCGCTCTGATTGGTGCTCAGCTTATCAATGATAAACAGGCTCAGGCCGATATCGAGTACCAGATTGAACTGGACAAAATCGCCAGGGAAAAAGAAGCGCGCCTCAAGGCCATCGCGGTGGATGACAATGACCAGGAAGCCAAGACGGAAGTAGAGGCGTGGACGAAGGGGCAGCAGAACCTCGCGCTTCAGAAGCGAGACACAGCCAAAACTGACGCGAAGTTGAAAGAATATCAAGACGCTCTGACTTATAATTCCCTCTTAATCAATCTGGAAGGCAAGACCCGACAGCAGGCTGACGCCCTACGACAAGAGGATTTAGCCGCTGAAATCGCCTATCTGCAGCAAAAGCTGCAGGAAACAACCTTGAATACCGAACAGCGACTGGCTCTTCAAAAGAGCCTGAACGATGCCATGAACCAGCAATATGAGCTGGATGCCATGAACTACGACACGGCGTTCTCCGCTGCCTTTCGCAATATCGAAAACCGGCAGACTAATTACGCCCAAACCATAGACCAAACCTGGGACCAAGTCTATGCGAGTGCTCAGGACAATCTGAACAAGATGGCCTTTGAAGGAGAGAGCGCTACTAAAGCGTTGGAAAATTTCTTTAAAGATATGGTTGAGAGCATTGAAAAGATGTTCCTGAAAATGTGGGCGGATAAATATATCATGGGGCCACTGCAGCAGTTATTTGGACAGATATTGGGAGTGCCAACGGCAGGTACGCCTTCGGCTTCTGCAGCAGGTTCATCTAAACAGTTAAGCTTTATCCCCGGCAAAGCAGAGGTCGACCCGATCCAGACGTTCGCAGCCGGAGGCTATAATCCCGGCGGCTGGTCCATTGTCGGAGAGGAAGGTCCGGAGCTTGCCTATTTCGGCAATCCGGCACACATTTATACCGCAAGCCAAACCCAGGCCCTCTTGAACCAGAGCGCGGCGGTCCCGGCTATTCCAAATGTTAATGTCACAGTCATCAATAAGACCGGTCAGCAAGTGCAGGTTTCACAGCAGGCGTCCTACGACCCGGCGACCCAGTCGATGCTGGTGCAGATGGTCATTGATGGCGTCCAGAACAACGTGGCCGGTTCGCGGGATTTCTTTTTTGGGAGGGGCTAAATGAACTATTCCATCTTTCCTGCAATCTGTTCACCGGCTTACCCCGCCGATGACATTTACCCGGATAATAAAATCGCTTCATCTGTGGACGGGGGATATACCATCTCCCGTCCTCGCTATACCCGGACGCAAATGGGCGGTGCCTACACCTGGCCGGCCATGCCGCATGCAGATTATTTGCAATTTAAGGCTTTCGTCCAGGCCCATTACGCGGATATTTTCGTCTGGACCGACCCGGTTACCGGAGAGCAAACGAACATGCAGTTTACCGCTGTGCCCAAGGCCAGCATGGTATCACCAGGATTTTGGCACGTGGAAATCACCATTATGGAGGCGTGAGACTATGCCGTTAGTGTTTTCAAGCGCCGGACTGATTGAAAAAAACAAACTGGCTAATGACCTGCCTTGGATTGTGCTGGTAGAACTTCAGTTGCCGAACGGCGAAAATGCCCATCTGGCGAAGAACAACGAGACCGTAACCTGGAACGGCGTTGCCTGGGAACCCATTCCCATGCTGCTGTCAGATAACACCCAGGACATGAAGGCCATGTCGACCATTACTATTCAAGTATCGAATGTTTCCGGGGCCGTCCAAGCCTACCTAGAGGAATACAATGGCTTGACTGATTGCACCGTCATCATTCGACTAGTCCATGCGGCGCATCTCAATGCTCCGGTGCCGGAGATCGAAGAACAGTTTACGATTCAAAAAACGGCCTATAATGAAGAGTGGGTTACCTTTACCCTCGGCTCGGATTTCTGGCTGTTTTTCCGGGCGCTGGCCGACCGCTATTTGCCGGATTTTTGCTGCTGGAAGTATGGTAGCATCAAATGCGGCGTGCCAGCGGCGACACTGGCTAGGTATCCGGCCTGCCACCATACGCTGGCCGACTGCAAAGAGCGCGGCAACTCTCTTCGGTTTGGCGGGTGCACAGGAATGGGGGGCTTTTATGCATCGAATATCTGACTTAGTGGGCAGGCCGTTTCGCGACAATGCAATGGGGCCGGACGCCTATTGCTGCTGGGGACTAGCTGTGGAGGTGTTTCGACGCTTCGGAATCCTTTTGCCGGACTATTGCGCCACTTGTGCTTCAGTCGCGGGTGGAGTTACCTCAAATCGTGAACAGTGGGTGCGGTGTGCCGGAGAGATTTCAGTGCCTGCACTGATGGTGTTTACCACTGCCGGAATCTGCGATCACGTTGGCGTTTACCTTGGCGGCGGGAGATTCATTCACGCTCACGAGGCGGGCGGCGTGACTGTCGTACCAATCAATCACATCTTTTGGAAGAAGCGGATTGAAGGCTATTACCGACCGGGGTGGTTGTCATGAAGCTAATTTTTGTCCGCAATCCCATTGCGCCGGATAAGCGGGATATATGGCATATAAATACCAAGGCAACAATTGCCGAGCATATTATGCCCATCCTCCAGGAGTGGCCGAACACGGACTTTACTGTCAGTGTGAACGGACATTTGTTGGAAAAAGAAGAATGGAGCACTCTGGTTCCAGGCGATGAGGATAACGTAGTCGTGCACCCCATGCTGGATAAGGGGTTGTCAAATTTTTTCCGGGCGATTGTCAGCGTAGCCCTTATGAGTTACGTCGGCGGCGTGTTCGGGAAGTTGGGTGGCAATTCTTTCTGGAAATCAGTCTTCACCGCTGTTGGACAATACGTCGGAGGCCGTATCGCCAATGCTATTCTGCCGCCGCCGAAACAGGAAGAGCAACAGCAGTCCAGTACTTACGGCTGGGGCGGCCCGCGCCCTACCGACAGGCCGGGCACGCCGGTGGCCAAAACCTATGGCACGGTGCGGGTGGCCCCTGTTCTTCTGGCCCGGCATATCACGTCGGACGGGAGTAATCAGTATTTAAACCTCTTATATTCCGGCGGCGAAGGCCCGGTCGATTCCATTGACAACATCTTTATCGACGGTAATCCCATCGGTAATTATTTGCATGTTACTTACGACATCCGGCTGGGAACGAACGACCAGCCTCCCATTGCCAATTTCAATGATACCATTACCGATTATCAGCTTGGCTACGAGCTGAACACCGAGGGAGACTGGGCCACCGAGCAGACAGTTGGGACCGCTGTGCAGGGGCTGCAGATTACCGTACAGTTTCCGTACGGTCTGGCCCGCGTCAAGGATGATGGCGGCCTGGGAACGGCCTCGGTAACAGTGGCGGCTCAGTATCGGCGGGCAGGATACGGTGCTTGGCAAGAGTGGCCGCTAGATAGTGGCGGCACCACAAGCGACTCCAAAAATACATCGATCTGGACGACCTACCGGCTGGACAACCTACCACCGGGGCAGTACGTGGTGCGGGTGCGTTGCGCCAGGAAGTCCGGCACATCAACGCGGGATCTTACACGGGTGTTTTGGACCATGCTGTCGACCATCCTTTATGACGACTTTGCCTATCCGAACCGCGTTCTGGTGGGCATTAGAGCCTTGGCCACCAATCAACTTAGCAATTCCGATCCTGTTGTAACCTGGGAACAGACACGCTCGACCGTTTGCGTCTGGAATCCCGACACCAGCCAGTATGAGCAACGGCGGGCTTCTAACCCGTTCTGGGCCAGTTACGACCTTATCCACCAGTGCAAGTATCTCATGAACATAAATAATGGCCAGTATGAATACTGCGTCGACGGTAACCCGGCCAGCCGGATTGACTACAGCGCCTTCGCCGCTGCAGCGGCCTATGCCGATCAGCAGTGGGCGGACGGCGATTACCGTTTCAGTCTCAATATTTATTTATCGGAGAATCTGAGCTTCTGGGATGCCCTGGCGCGGTTTTCCATCGTGGGCCGGGGTGTGATTATCCCCAAGGGCACCCTATATTCCTGCATTTGCGACCGGCCAAGCGAGCCGGTTCAACTGTTCACGGTCGGCAACATCACAGCGAAGTCCTTCAAGGGCGAGTTTCAAAGTACCAAAGACCGAGCTACCAGTGTGGAAGTCACTTTCTATAACAAAGACAAGGACTATTCCTCCGACCAGGCCATTTATTACGGCCCGAACTATGAATCGACCGCCCTGGCGGCCAATCCGGTGCAAACCACCTACTACGGCATTACCGACTACAAGCACGCCTATACCGAGGCTGCCTATCTGTCACGATGCAATCAGTATTTAATTCGCACAGAGCATTGGGATGCCGATATCGACGCCATGGCCTGCGTGCTGGGTGATGTGATCGACTTGCAGCACGATATTCCCAAGTGGGGCGATGCGGGCGGTCGGATTGTTAGCGCCACCGAAACCACTGTCACATTGGACAACGAAGTTACGCTACTGGCGGGCAGGTCTTACGCCATCAAAATCCGGCTGTACACCGACCAGATTATCCAGGTTCCCGTAAAGGGCTATACCCAGAATACCACCACAAATACCTTGACGGTAACGACGCCGTTTCCGGTCGTGCCTGAGAAATATGACATTTACGCATTTGGCAGCTCCAACGTTGTCACAAAGCCATTTAAAATCGTAAACATTGCCAAGAGTGGCGATCAGAAGGTGAAGATCACCGGCATCGAGTACATTGCGGCGGTGTATGAGGAAACCATTGATGCCCCGGTCTTGCAGTATAGCGGTTATGAGCGCTCGCTGGTGGAAGTCAGCATGGTAAGCGTCAATCAGGAAACCTATCTGCAGCCGGACGGAGGCATGGTTTCTGTGATTCATGTATCTTGGCCTGTTCCCAGTGGCTATGTACAGGGATATTCCGTCTGGTATAGCGAAGGCGATGGCGGTAACTGGTTGCTGTGGGAATCTGGCATCCGTTCGGCCGGCACCACCATTACGGGTATGAAGTCGCTAACCACCTATGTGGTAAAGGTTTCGACAATCAATGACATTGGCATGGTGTCACCCGGAATTGTGTCCGATCCTCTGTATATTAGCGGCAAAACTACGCCGCCAGCAAACGTTGCGGGCTTTGCCTACCGGGAAGTAACTGGTGGCTTTTTGCTTTCGTGGCGAGCTAATACTGAAATGGACCTGGATGGCTATAACATATACCAGGGCATGAACGGTGCCGCTATGGCTGCCAGCCTTTTGATTGCCGAGCGGATCATGAGTACTAGCCTGTTTGTGCCGATTGGTCAGGCGGGAATATTTGCCTTTCACATCGTGGCTATCGACACTAGCGGCAATGCGTCGGTCGCGCCGGCCACCGTCCTGGCCTCGTTTGCCATGCCGCCCGATGTTATCGGCTTTGACGTTGTGCGAATTGGTGACCATTTGGATTTTCGCTGGCAGGCTATTGCAGGGACCGGAACGACATACACCTATGAAATCCGGCGGGGAGCCAACTGGAATGTGGGGCAGCGTATCGGCAAAACAACCAGCCCCTATTACAACTGTTTGTTTCCAACACCGGGAGACCATAAGTTTTGGCTCAAAGCCATCGACGGATACGGCAACTACAGCGTCAACGCCGTGAATGCTCGTGTGATCATTATGGATGCTGGCAACCGGAACGCTGTCGTCACCATAGACCAGGTAGCTAGCGGCTGGGTCGGAGCGATGCTTAACGTCTACGTGCGGGACGGCGGCTTGCAGCTTGCCGACGGCGCGGTTCGAGGCCAACACATTGTTGAGGTCAACATCCCTAAGTCATTTACGGCACGCAATACCATCCTGGCTGACATGATTGGTGTGGCGCATACCGGCATCACTTGGGAAAGCGCTCATTTCACCTGGGATAATGTGGAATCCCAAACGCCCTGGGAACCGGACGGGGATATTACTGGCATTACACTTGAACACCGGATTTCTCTATTTAAGGGCATGCCGGCAACTATTATTGAGTCCATTCCGTTAGACGGTGCCGTAAACGGCGACCGGGGCACACTGGCGCGACAAGCCGCAAACGTAACTTTCGATAGCGGTCCGTTTCGACAGGGAGCTGTGATTCAGGACACCACGCAGATCTCCTGGGATATTCACCTTCCTTCTTTATATAATGTAGTTTTTTACGTAAGCCTGGCTGAACCGATAGTGGATCACTCGGTGTACCTAACGCTGGTGGGGCCGGAAGGCCACCTGATGACGGGCTATGATGTCAGGAAAGATATGTTTTACCTGGAGGACCAGTTAGGCCATCGAAATGAAGTGGCCGTGGACTATATGGATATGGACTGGCTGACAGTGGGCATTGTGCAAACCGAAACAACAAGAAAACTGTATGTGTATTCATTCAGCGCGAATGTGGCAGGAAGCTCCGAGGAGGCTTATGGGCCTATGGGAAGCTTCACGGCCGCTTTTTTATATCCAAAATGCAATTAACAGTCAGGAGGTCCTCATGGAAGTTAAGAATGTACAAGTAACAGGCAGCTTGACCCTCACCCTTCGCAAAGCGGATGGAGCGGTGGAGGTGTGCCGCAAGGATAACATTATCGTGAGCAGCGGCTTTGACGCCATCTGCGACAGCCTGGGCAAGACCAGCGGCCGGCCGTCCGCGTTTGGCTATATCGCCCTGGGAACGGGCGCAACCGCCCCTGCAATCGGCCAAACCGCGCTGGTTAGCGAAATCGCCCGCCAGGCCGCTACATACGCCCATGTGGCCGGGACGCAGGTTATGACGTTCAGTTCTACCTTTGGACCCGGCGCCGCCACGGGTGCGATCACGGAGGCTGGTGTTTTTAATGCGTCCAGTGCGGGAACCATGCTGGACCGAGTACTCTTTAACGTGATTAATAAGGGCGAGAATGACACCTTGACTGCGCAATTTCAGTTTACATTGAGCTAGTTTGAGACGGGGAGGAAGAGCAAATGGCATACGCGACAACGATTGACATATCTTCCTTACCGGGCAGCGCCTATACCTGGGATACGGCCCGATTTATCTGGGATGCTCCTGACGGCGGAAAAACATGGGATGGGGCCAAACCCATGGTATATACCCTGTGCGTGGGCGAAGGCTGGGCAACCGGGAAAGCTTGGCAACAGCAGTATCAGTTGATGTCGCGGGAAGGCTGGCAGATGGCGGAGGCTTGGTCGCAAGCGCTTGCCCACCTCATACTGGAAGCCTGGCAGGTAAGCGAACAGTGGAGTGATATTTGGCTGGCGCAGGTAATGCTTGCGGAAAGCTGGGGAGTGGCGGAGAAACTGGAAAAAACCGCACTTATACCCCAGGCGGAAGGCTGGGCGATGACGGATACCTTAGCGCAAAGCTCCATCAAGATGTGCCTGGAAAGCTGGACGTTAGCGGAAGTGCTGACGAAAATAGCCGTGAAGCTGGAGCAAGAAGGGTGGATGACCGGGGAGGTTACCGTCCGGCTGGCAACAATAGACAGCCGGGAATCCTGGCAAACGGCGGACAGCCCGCCCGTATGGAATATGCTCCGGGCCATAACTGAAGCTTGGAATACGACCGAAGACGATCAGGAAACTGTCGATTTTTACTACCTGGCGCTGGAGCGTGTTCTTTTTAGCGAGGGCCTAGCCAATGGCGTAACAAAGCCCTTCGCTGAAACATTGGCCGCCTCTGATGTCCGGGTGATGGAAACCATCAAGAAGGTAGGGGAGGTCTGGCAAACCCAAGACTCCGAAGCAACCCAAAGCTCCTTCGAGCGGGTGCTAGCGGAGTCTTTTGCTATGGCGGATGCCCACAGTAAAGACCAGATAACGTCATTTTTTGAGACCATTCAGGCGGTCGAAGCCTACCTGCGGAGCGCTAATGCTGTCATGAGTGACCTTGCCTTTAGCACGGGTGATTTGTCGCTGGACGAGTTTTTAAAGCTGAACTCGCCCGTAGGGTATTCGCCTTTCACCGCCTTTGTCGCGGGTGAGCTGGAATATAAGAAAGCGCTACTTGCCCTTGTTCTTAAAGGGCCTCTGACCGCCGGTAGGCCACGAGTTACTGACTGGCGGCTGACGGTGGATGTGCCGGATCAGACAGATAGCGGAACCTGCACCATTCCAGCGGTGAATACCTTTATCCCATTTCAGCGCCGGTTTTATGCGCCGCCACAGGTTCTGATCCAGCTCCGAGGTGGCAGCGGCGGGACGCCTGATATCACGCATATTACAGAGGTCGGCTTTTACGTTCAGATCAATGATATGAGCGGTAGCCTTATTGCCGGTGACATTATTTGGTCTGCCGACGGATACTAAGGAGGGCTAGCATGCAACAATTCGTTCCTATTGCCGGCACGCAAACGCTGACCGATAGCCGGGCGGAAATCTTAAACAATGACCGTACCATCATGTCGTGCAACAGCGGTACATCCTTCCCGACTACCAATATGGAACTCGGGATGCTTTGTTTTCGCACCGATTTAAGTCAGGTTTTTGAATTAAAGAATTTAACGCCTACCTGGGTGCTAATCGCCGACCTGAATAAAACCTATACCAACAAGGAATTTGTAGATGCCCAAATAGCAACTAGAGTTCCGTTCTCTGAAATCGTCACTGTTCCTACAGCGAATAAAATCCTCAGACTGGATGCTAACGGAAACTTGCCTGCCAGTATCACGGGAAATGCGGTAACCGCCGCAACTGCCACAACCGCTTTGGCTATAGCTTGGAGTGGTATTACTGGGAAACCTATGACTTTTATCCCGCCCATTGCGACTAGAACGACAATAGGGGGGATTATAGCCGGTTCAGGTCTTTCCATTAACAGCAGCGGCATTCTTAGCGCGGACGTTCCTGCTACTCCTTCTCGTGGCTATAGGATGTTTTTATATTCCGGAACGTTTACAGTTCCAGAAGGTGTTGAGGAAGTGTGGCTTAGCATGTGTGGTGGTGGAGGAGGTGGAAAACAAGGTCATAATGTCAACGAAGGTGCTAGTTTTAGCGGCGGCGGTGGTGGTGGTGCACATGCAATTTTGGCACAGAACACGGCTGTTACCCCCGGGGAAGTTATTACAATTACTGTCGGTGCAGGGGGAAATGCCGCGAGCGCCGGTGGCACATCCTCTTTCGGACCGTATGTTTCTTGTGCTGGCGGCGGCGGCGCGACAGGTACTTCCGATAGCGGGAATGCTGGCGGTCCAGGTGGCAGCCCCGGGACCATCGGCGAACTTTCCGGTTCGGTTGGCACTGGGGGAGGCTGCATTTTCGGCCAGGGGTCAGGGAAGCCGACTATTAATGCGGGCGGCTTTGGTGCGGGTGGCGCTGGTGGAGGCTCCGGCGGTGCCGCTGGTAGCAAGGGCTCACAGGGGTTTGTCCTGATCCAATGGTAAGTACTAGAAGATTAAAAAGGAGCAGCCGATGATGCGATATGCACAAATTCTTTATAATAAAGCTCACTGGATTTTTGAGAGTGATGAGACTTTAGAAGGAATGTACTCTCATCGCTTTCATCACTCATTAGTGTTTGTTGATGTAACGCATAGGCCGGAAGTGATGGAGGGGTGGGATTATGATGGTACAAATTTTACTGACTCCTCTATTCCCCGGCCGTTGACAAAAGAAGAAAAAATAAGTCTACTCAACGCCGAATTTGAGCCTTTACTTAACGCAAATGATCAAGCGTACATTATAGCCCTCCGTAATATTGATTCTGTTCTTATGGATGAGCTAAATAATGAAAGGAGCAGACTGAAAGCGGCTTATGACACAAAAATGGAGGAGATTTTGAATGGCTAAAGCAATTCGTTGTCCTATTTGTGGACATAAGTTAGACGACCAAAGTAAATGCACAAATATAGACTGCAAATATCAAAAGTAAAATGGAGGTGAAAGTCGCTTATTCTATTAACAATGAATTGGTTTAGGTAACAGAATAATAACTCAGCTGGCAGAAGTATTAAATTTTTAGAAAGCGGTGAGGGAATGGGACAGCCCGAATGGATCTGCATGCAGCACAGCGGCCAGTGCAAAGCAATTGCAACGCTGGAGAAAAACGATGAAGTGATCTTTAAGCGGCTGCACGCTCTGGAAATGGCAGTTTGGAAAGCGGCAGGTGCGACCGGCATCATTACGGGAATTGTGATGGTTATTATACAAAAGGTGCTATTAAAATGATTAAACAAATGATAAAAGAATGGTTTTGTTTTCTGTACAGTAATTGGGTGGGCGTTATCCTGACGATGACGCTCATCCTGTTTTTTGTCTACCTGTACGCTTTCTTTCGGAACGGTGAGGGCGGCGCGCATTACGACCTTGCCAGTTGCTGGGCCGGGGTTGGCGCAATCGCCACGGCCGCCGCCGTCGGCTGGGGCAAATGGGTCGTCGACAGCAAGTGGAATACACGTCCGGGAGTAATGCCCGATCAAGAGGAGGAGAAAATAAACGTATGACTCCAGATGAATTTATCGAATGGCTAGCGCCTGCAGCTCAGGCGCAGACGAGGTGCTATAACCTGCCTGCGAGTGTATTAATCGCACAAGGGGCGATTGAAAGCGGCTGGGGAAGGTCGGTCATCGGCCAATACAATTTGTTTGGTCGAAAATGGAACGGGTCTGGCCCGTATATTGAACTGGCTACCCAGGAATACGAAGGCGGCCGCTATGTGACCATTCGGGCCAAGTTTCAGGACTATCCCAGCCTCTTGCACGCGTGTGATGACTGGTGCATTTTGATGACCCAGGAGCCATGCTACTTTCCCGCCGTTGCTGCCCTGCCAGATCTTTCGCAGTTTGTGCGGCTGATGGGCGCGAAATATGCCACCGACCCCGATTATGCCAATAAAGTGTTAGCGACGATTCGCGCAAATAACTTAACCCGCTTTGACGCCTAAGCAGGAGTTTATTTTATTTGAGGAGGTTACCCCTATGAAATTTGATAAAACCAACAAAACCACGACTGCAGCTGGCCGTAAAGTAGCCACAGTATCCAAAGACTCGGCGCCGTTTATTCCGGTTCAAAGTGCTATTACTCTCACGAAGACAACGACGCTTTTAAGCAAAGTAAAGGTATTCCTGAAGCCCTTTGTGCAAAAATACCGTTCTGTTACCTTTGTGGCCATTGCCCTGCTGGCCGCCGCTATCGGCAAGCTCCTGGGGGTGCTGTGATTGCACCGCCTTCCTTGGATTGATAACTACGCAAGAGAGCTTTTGGGTCTTGCTTTAGCCGTCATCATTTTTCTGGTTGGGTTGCTCGTTTGGAACAGGGCGCATCTACCGATGCCAATTACACTTGCATCACAGGAGCAGGCGGCGACGCCGGCCGGAGTGGACAGAGCGGCAAACGCCGCTCAAGTTCCCCTTTTGCCATCGCAAGCCGAAGCTATAGCCGGTGCGATTAAGAAAAGTGAAGAGAAAGTGCCGGATGTTGTGGTACAGACTACCGAGGCGAAATTGGAAGAGACGATCAGGGGTGAACTGAAGAAATCCGGTGGACAGTTTGCGATTGTCACCGACCCTAAACACCCGGACCGTATTCCTATTTTGCCGTCGTTCGGTGCTGATCCAGCACCGAACGAGCCCATTGCCCCCAGTGCGTCGGTTATCTTGAATCAATATAACATCAAAGCCTATCCCGACCGTTTATTCCAGATTGGCGGTAGTTATCAAGAAGTGTTTGCTGCTTATAGCTGGAAGGTCGATGTCCCTAAGATACCGCTTATCGTTCCTCATGGTAATATCGGGTACTTAGGAGTTTACGGGCATGCCAACCTGGACCGCCCAGATCAGTCGAGAATGGGAGTTATCCTGACGATTCCGCATTAAGAAATACAGCCAATGTCCTATAGGAAGGTCTAGGGCATTGGCTGTATTAAGAAAGGGAGGGACAATGATGGGAATACCTGAAAAAACAAATATGGAGTATTTAATCAGCAAGTACCTGTTAAAGAGACTGTTGGATAAAGGGTTGATCACCGAGATGGAGTTTCAGCGTATCGATGCCGAGAACAGAAAAAGTTTTGCCCAGTAACCGGATTTAACTTGCAATATAGCAGAAACAGAGTTAACATGCCAGACAATAGGGGGGCTGGCGGTGGGCAAACGTATATTAAAAATCTATTCATCTGTGGCGTATTCTAAACCAAATGTACCCTGCATCATACTGCAAGGGCAGTGGCTGCTCCGTCTAGGATTTAAAACCGGGAGCCATGTTGAAGTGGAACAAGGGGAGATGGAACTGGTTATTCGGCTAGTACAGGAAGAAAGCAATATGGACCATCAATGATACGACGGCTTGGTGATTGCTCCAAGCCTTATTTTTTTATCAAAATTGATATGTTTCCGCATCAGGATTAACTTGCTTTGAGGCAATAACAGAGCTAACATCACACTGACGAAAGGAGGTGCCCTAAAAGTGAAAAGAGTATCCCAGGACAAGCTTGTAACGAACGATGCGCCGTTAAAGGCTCAGCCTCAAGTATGCATCTATTATCGGCTCTCGCCAACCAGCGAATGGTTTGAAATGGCGGAGGAAGTGAAAGGCGGCGCACAGCCGGATGCCGCTGTCTTTATTGAAGGGATTGCTGAAAGAAAGATCACGGCGATGACGGTTGAGGAAATTGCCGACATTATCGAATCGAATAACGGCCAGCTCATGTTTTGCTGGCGATAAATCACATGACCGCCTGTGGGCGGTTTTTTCTATAACGGAAGAAAGGAGGTGAAAGCGATGAAGAAGGTTCTGACCATTTTCCCAAAAACAAATGCAGCAATGTCCGAAACGCTCTTATCGTACAAGCTCAAGGTATGCGCTTATTGTCGGGTTAGCTCAGCCTCCTCTGAGCAAATGGATTCCTATGAAAATCAGGTTGCCCACTATACCGAATACATTCAGCAAAAGTCCGAGTGGGATTTTGCCGGCATTTATGCGGACGGCGGCATTACCGGCACGAAAAAAGAGGGGAGGACCGAATTTAACCGGATGATTAGAGACGCCCAAGCCGGACGGATTAATCTAATCATCACCAAGTCTATTTCCCGGTTTGTCCGCAATACGGCAGACTGTCTGGAAATCGTCCGATACCTAAAAGATCTAGGTGTAGCGGTGTTCTTTGAACGGGAGAACATCAATACGTTAAGCGCCGAGAGCGAATTGCTAATGACTGTCCTGGCCTCTATCGCCCAGGAAGAGAGTCGCAGCACGTCCGAAAATATAAAATGGGCCTACCGGAAGAAATTTGAAAAGGGCAAAGTAGTGGTCATCTCCAGCCGCTTTCTAGGCTATGATCTGGACGAAAACGGCCAGTTACAGGTTAATCCGGCCGAAGCCCGGATTGTAAAACTGATATTTCGTGAGTACATTGCTGGCAAAGGCACAGAGGCGATAGCTGACCTACTGACCGCAATGAATATCCGAACGGTAACTGGATCAGCAAAATGGCAGGCGTCTGTAGTTCGAGGAATTCTTACCAATGAAAAATACTGCGGCGACTTAGTCCAGCAAAAGACTTTTACGGAAGATCACCTGACACATCGGAAGAAAAAGAATAGGGGCGAATTGCCCATGTACCGGGTGCAAAACAACCATGAAGCCATTATCACTAGGGAGGAATTTGATCTAGTGCAGAGGCTGATGGCGGAACGTGCCGTACAATATGGCAACCTACCGGGAGATAGAGTAAAATACCTTAATCGGTATGCTTTCAGCGGCAAGTTGGTTTGCGGCCACTGTGGGGCGACCTTCACGCGGCGGTCTTGGAACTGCAATGGGCCAACCAAGCAGATTGTTTGGCAGTGTCGAACTTATTTTAAGGAAGGGAAAGCGGCCTGCTCAATGAAAGCGGTTGATGATATTACGCTTAAAGCCGTGTTTGTACGGGCATTCAATAAGCTCTACAAACACAAGGATACTCTACTGAAGCGCTTCCTGGACAATGTGGAAAAGGGACTGCGGATCGAGGGCATAGGCGGGCATGATCGTAAGCTTGAACTGGCAATAGAGCGAGTTGGCGAGCAAATGAAAGCCCTGATTCGCAAGCAAATCAAGGAGGGCAGTGAGACTCTAGAGTTTCAGACGGAATATGATGGGCTGAAACAACAATTGGAAAAATTGCGCAACCAGAAGAATGAGCTAACCGGCGATGACGGTAAGCTGGCTGAGGTTAAGGCCAGGACGCAAGAAATTGCGTCGATTCTGGAAGGTCAGGTTTATATAATGGAAGAGTTTGATGAAGAAATATGCAGTGCGTTGGTGGAGGGCGTAAAAGTGCTCACGCCAACGCACTTAGTTTTTGAACTGAAAAATGGACTGGCCGTAGAGCAACAGTTTATAAAAGAACGCGGTATTCATGGGTTGCAATAGAAAGAGGAGAAATATATGAGTAGAGTGGTTTCTGTAATCCCGGCCAAACCGATGCAGGTAATCCGGGGACTGGATATAGCGGCAAAGAAGCGGGTGTGTGCTTACTGCCGGGTCAGTACTGATACGGAAGAACAGCTCAGTAGCTATGAAACGCAGGTTACCTATTATGAAGAACATATTAAAAAGCGCCCGGAATGGGAGTTTGCCGGTATTTACGCCGATGAAGGCATTACCGGCACCAACACCAAGAAACGTACGGATTTTCACCGGATGATCGATGATTGCCTGTTAGGTAAAATTGACATGATCATTACCAAATCCATTTCCCGGTTTGCACGCAATACATTGGATTGCCTGCAGTATGTAAGAATGCTTAAAGATAAAGGCATAGGGGTATATTTCGAAAAGGAAAACATCGACACACTGGATGCCAAGGGCGAAGTCTTGTTGACGATCTTGAGTTCGCTTGCCCAGGATGAGTCCCGCTCTATTAGCGAAAACACCAGGTGGGGCATTACTCGGCGTTTTCAGCAGGGCAAGGTTCGGGTCAATCACAAAAAATTTATGGGATTTGACAAGGACGAAAATGGCGAACTGATTATTGATGAACAGGAAGCCGCTCATCTGCGGCGGGTAGTTAAGGAGTACTTGGTGGAGGGTAAGGGGCTTCGGAAAATTAAAAAAGGGCTTGAGGCAGATGGCATTCTCACAGCAACTGGTGGCACTGTTTGGCATGAGTCGGCTATCAAGAAAATGCTACAAAATGAAAAGCTCGCCGGAGACGCTTTGTTGCAAAAAACGATCACCGTGGATTTTCTTACTCATAAACGGGTAAAAAATGAAGGCCAGGTGCCGCAGTACTTTGTTGAGAACAGCCACCCGGCTATTATTTCTAAAGAAACCTTTCAGGCGGTGCAACGTGAGATGGAGCGCCGCAGCAAGTTAGCTGGCGGGGATAAAAACCGCAGTCGATATACAAATAAATATCCTTTTTCCGGAAAAATCATTTGCGGCGCATGCGGTCAGAAATTCAGCAGGAGGCACTGGGGTGCACATAAATACAAGAAGCCGGTCTGGATTTGTCGGACTCGAATGGAAGATGGCAAAAAAGGCTGCAGCGCACCGTCACTTGACGAGGAAAAACTGCAAGAGGCGTTCGTGCGGGTTGTGAACCAACTTTTAGTGGATAAGGATGCGCTCCTTTTTGGTATGCTGGAGAATATTGAGAAAGCTTTTCATGAACAGACCAGCATAGTGGATCTGGCGTTGATTGATTCGGAACTAAAAGAACTAAACGGGGAGCTGGCCGCACTGGTCAAATTGAATTTAAGAACAGGGATTGATGATACCATTTACAGTGAGGAATATAGCCGGATTGGCGCTAAGATGCAAGAATTAAAGAATAAGCGGGCGAGTGTTGCGATAGCGGAAATCGCACGGCAGGAAACTTTTGGTAGAATGAAAGAGATAACTGAGGTTCTTCGGTCAATGGATACGATAGGGGAATTTGACGAAGAACTATTCGGAATGCTGGTAAAGCGAATAAAAGTGATAGATTTGGTAAAAGTGGAATTTGTGCTGCAGTCAGAGGTCGGAGTTATAGAAATGGTATGA